GGTTTTTTCTATTAAAGTTAGCTAGAATATAAGATAATTCTTTACTTAAATCATCAGCCGAATCAGCAAATACAAATGTTAGATAATCTTTAATATTTAAATTAAAACGATTATTAGGAGTATTAACTAAACTTAGTCTTATTTCAACACAATTACTCTTTTCAAGATTAATTAGTTCCTTACACCCTTGTTTATCCATATAAAGATGTCTAATCGTAGTAACTGGAAAATTAGTTTGAATAGTTGTATTACTTTTAAACGGTTGATAAACAGGATAGGTTTTTGGTCTATTTACAAATTCAGTTAATCTGTTTGTAAAATATTCAGAAACTAAATTACAAGGAGGTTGTTCAAATTGAATAGAACAATCCGCGGTTAATAGAACATCATTAAGTTTTGTAGGAGAAGTATATACTTTACCAAAACGATACGTATACTCCACTTGTGATTCCTCCTTATTAGGTTTACCAATCATTGCTATTTTAGCAGTATATTCTCCCTTAAAATTAACAATTAGAGATAGATAATACTCATAATGACGAGTATTATCCTGTAATTCCTCCATATCTGTTCCTGAAAAGAAGGTAGCCATGTTATGATGTGTGTGAATAAGTCCACGTTTATACCCATCTTCTATCATATCAAATACACCACCTTTATCCATCATTTCACTAATGGTTTCAGTAGTAATAGAAGCAGAAGTGTGTGCTGCACTACCAATATCCATTAAATGAAAATGATCTGCCATTATTACTAGGTTGCCATCATGAATATTACCACTTACCTCTTTAAACAATAGTACTCCACACCATTCAATAGGACCAACTTTTGTATGAGCTAAATCTATTTCTTGTTGTAGTTTTTCAGAAATTATAACAGTTGGTTTATTTTGATAAAGATCAATTACTTGTAATCTCGGAGTAATCGTAGGCTGAATATTATTAGAAGAAGGAGTAAATCCCTTAACAATAGTTCTTTTTCTATTATGTTTCATAATTTTTTTAAATTAAATGGTTTAAATTATTTATTAAAATTTTATTTATTCCAATTGTTAGACTATTAAGATAATTAGGATTAATAACTTTGTTGATTAATGAATTATTTTCAAAATCAGTACTAATTACATCTCCTTTTATAGTAGAATTATTAAATTTAAAAGATCTTTGGGATACTACTTTTTTATACCGATTTATTTCATCTCTTTCATCAGAAGTATTTGGTGTTAGATATAAATTTAATTCTGAGTTAAATCCTAAAAAAGGAATAGATAAATTAGGAATAGACAAACTTAATAAAATCTTTTCTAACTTTTGCGAATCTACTTCTGGAATACCATTTCTATCTATAATAGGAATATCAATATTTTGAATAATTTTAACACATTCTTCTGTATCAATATTATATTTTTGTAAACCAGATAGAGGGATATAATTAGCACTAGATATATCTCCTATTCTACGATATGGCCCGCCCTCTAAAGATTCCCAAGATAAATAACCTATAAATTCAATTAAAAAGGTTTCTAAATCTTGCGTAGTAAAATTTATTTCGGAATGACGTAATTTTGAAAAAGAAACTGCAATCTTAGTACTCCCAAAGCAAAATCCAGAATTAAATGGAGTGCTACTAGTACCAGAACCTTGTATATGAGAATGTATATATTCTGCTTTCCATTCTCCTAAAGTTCTATTGGGTCTATAGCCATATAAATTAGCTAAACGCAAAACATTATTTCCATAATCATAAGAGAATTGAAATTTGATATATAAATCTTTTATAAAATGCGATTTCCCATTAGAATTTTTTATTAAAATACTTGGAAATTTAATATAAATATCGAAATTAGTATCTCTAGTTTTAATAGTTTTTATATTCGCTAAAAGATAGTCCAATTGCGTAATATCGAGATTTTCTGCTAAATAAAAAGTTTGAAAAATACCCTTAATATCTTGTAATTTTGACTTAAAAAGACCAATAGACTTATCTACTATTACTTTTACTTGTTCATCATTAATAATTGAAAAAGTACTTTTTAAGTCCTTTGCACTAAAACTATACCCATCACCAAAAAAATCCTTTAAATAATAAACTGCTGAAGAATCTTTATAAACTTCTACTTTCTTAACATTAAGTATATCCGTAAAAGTGGGGTCTTTTTTTTTACTATTTACTAAATAATAATTAAAAATATTACTTTTTTCATTAAAAAACTCTAAATCCTCTGTTTTACTAACAATGGTATCTGGTTCTAATATGGTTGTCATATTTTTAAAGTTTAAAATAATAAAGGGGAAGAATTTGAATCTTCCCCTTTATATTAATATCTGTATATTATCTTCCCCCAAGTAGCTTACGGGCCTCTTCTAAATCTCTATCATCAGAAGAAGATTTCTTACTACTAGTAGTAGTAGCAGTACCAACTGAATCTGCTGCAATTTCTACTGATGTTTCCAATGATTCAATTAGATCATATAGTGACTCACAAATTTCGGGATGTAAAATAATAGAATTGATTCTATTATTTAATTCATCTCTTAATTTTCTAAGCTCAACTATTTCATTAGAATCTACTTCACCGGCTTTCATTTTACTTGGACTAGAAGCAATTCTAATATCACCATCAGGTAAAAGAGTTGATGGGCCAACTAAACCAATTGAACCTTCAATAACAGCAAAATTATTACCGCTTAGATCACTAGAACTTAGATGAAGATATTGTTCATTAAATTCACCCCAAGTTAATCCATTTTCAACATTTTCAAACTTACTAATTGCATTATTAGAAGTATTAACATACTTAACTGTTCTCATTACTTTAAAATTTTAAAACTTTTTAATTTATTTATTAATTTTTCTTTACCATATTCTTTTCTAAAATCCGAAATATCCAATCTTTTATTTAATTTACTTTTTTCTTCTATGATAAAACCTTTAATACCAAATGATTCTAGGTAAACTTTTTGTTTTAAGCCACAAACGTCATTATCAAAAACACTCACAATAATGTTTGCCTTATCTTTTATATTAGATATTTGTTCAGTGGTAAATTTTTTACTTTCAGTAATAGTAGCTATGGAAAATATACCTAACTCATCTAGGGTCATTATATCTTTTCTAGCCTTGGTAATTACTAACATATCTAGTTTTCCCTTTGGTAATTGTTCCCATCCTTGTATAATATTAACACCATTTCCTTTCCATTTACTATGTTTTGGAGCTAGTGGTCTATAGTATTTAATAGATTCTTGATCTAAAAACTTATAAATAGGACAAGAATTGCTATATGACCATTTCCACTTACCATTAATAAATAGCTTATTAATAGCAAATATATTATACTTAAATAGTGTTTTTTGACTTATACCATAGTTTTCCCAATATTGTAAATCAATACTAGTAAATGGTCTTTCTTCATCTGAAAATTCTACCGGATTGTTATGTATATAACTTATTACAAGTGGATTATTATTAAAATTTGTAATAGTATTTAAATGTAAATCAACTGATATTTTCTTTAGAGTCTCCACAAACCTCAAATTAAATATTCTTTGGACTAATTGAAATACGTTTCCTATTTCATGATAACTATGGTCTATCCATAGAAGTACCCCAGTTGAGTTATAGAAAAGTGAAAAACTAGGAGTTCTATCTTCTCTCCAAGGGCACTTCATGGCAGATCCAATTTTATATTTACCTAAATAATGACTATATATCTGTTCTTGTGAACATTTTTTAAGGATTAACTCCTTTGTTATTGCTAATTCTATATTGACCATTATTTAAGCTTTATAAAATTTAGAAAGGACTAGTTTCAGAAGAAACTTTTGGTTGTTCAGACCCCTCTTGTACAAAATTATAAGGATAAACACCATAATTTTCTTTTGCATAACTATCTTTTTGAATAGCATTCGCAATAGAAACTACACTCTTAACAAATCCGGGTAAAAACTTCTTATTATAGATATTATAATATCCATTACCAGTAATACCCACAGCTGCCCAAACAGAATTAGTGGATTTAACTGAATTAATAATAGAAGCTATTTCAGAAATATCACCTTTAGTAAAAATAGACTCAATAGTGTCCAAACGACATTCCTGATCCTTTTCTACACAACCGATAGCTCTAATAAAATTAGTAAGTGCTTCTTCACCAGCATATGCCTTTCTAGCACTCTCTTGATCAAAGATAAAGGTAATATCTTTACCACCAACATTAACAGTTCTACTTGGACCAATTTTACTTGGTTCAGTACCCCACTGGAAATTACCAAATTTATCAACCCATTGAAAACTACCGGGATTTTTAGTAGATTCTTTACCAACTGATAAAAAGAAGGTAGCTTTAGTTTTAACAGTAGTATTTTCCAAATAAATATCAATTCTAGTATTACCTCTTTCGGTGTTTAAATATGAGGGATCTTTGTCAGTTTTAATCCCCATTTCATTCATTTCGTCCTTAGTAGGATTTACACACACAACATTAAAAGTAGTAATACCATGATATTTGTTACTCTTTGGTTTACTTTCATTTTCATTAACTGTAATTGCCATAATTTAACTTTTTAATTTTTAAAATTTTAATTTATTTAATCAATATATATTTTATTCCAACCTATTTCTTCTATTTGATTTTTATCGTTTGATTGTAACATTACTAATCCTATAGCATCCGCATTAGCACAAATAATATTTTTAACTTTTCCAGTTAAATCTAAATCTGCTGCTGATACTTCTTTAGAATCAATAGTTAAAAGCTTTTCTTTAAGATGAGCACAAATAATAGTATATGGAGCAAGAGTCTCAATATAATTGGTTAAGGATTCCATAGCTATTCTTAACCAATAATAACCTGCTCCATTGGGTAATTTTAGCACAGAATCTTCTCCCGGCCTACTACCAAAGTTTTTACCAATTGGTGTATCTTTATATTTTGCTAAAGCTACACTAAGAGCAATATCCTCAAGTGCAGTTACCGTATCTATTGCTACATATTTATAAGGTTTTCCAGCTTTTAAAATAGCATCTCCGCATCTTTTCAAATCTTGTGCAGTTTCAATCTTAACTTTTAAAGCTGAAACATAATCTGAACCATGTTCAGTATCTAATATTAAACAGTTATTTAAAGCTGATAAAAGAGTGGTTTTACCAGTCTTAGGTTTGCTATAGATTATAAGTACTTTTGGTGATTTTATACTTGCTTCTATAGGAGCTGTAGGTAGTACAAAAGTTTCTTCCATTAATTATTGTAATTGGTTATAAATTTCTATCATTTTCTTACTATTAGGTGCTGGTAGTTCTTCAAAATAATTGGCTGCACCATTAAAATATAAATCTAAATTGATATTACCACCTCCTCTTCTATTTAAAAGAATAGAAAGCTCACGATAATTATCTTTTAATTTATTTATATCATACCCACCATTAATAGGATATGTTACTATTTTATATCTATAAGGAGCAAATAAACCAATCATTAAATCACAATCTCTAGCTGTAAGTTTACAATCACCTAATCCATCTGCTGATGGCCTTATTTTTTCAATAATACTATTTCCTTTAAAAGTAAATTGTTGTTTTTCCTGATCAGCAGCTTGTTGCTGTATACCTATTAAGGTATATTTAAAATTATCTCTTATTTTAAGAGCATAATCTGATGAAAATTTATGCATTGCAGACCAAAGATCTTCTCCTTTTTCAGGTTGTAATAAATTAAAATTATCAACTATTATCAAAACCTGTTCTTCTGGATCATTTGGGACATAATAATCATACATCATTTTTATAGAACTTACCATGCGTTTTAGCATAATCTCTTATTAGTTTGTAAATTCCATAAGGATTTCTTACTTGGTCTATAAACTCCACAACTGTTTCAACCCATCTAAAATATTCTTCATAAGAAGATATAATTTCTACTAATTTATCTTCAAGAATATACCCGTTAAAATAAGATCTAAGATTATCAGTAGAAATAGTAATCTGATAATCTTTAAATATTCTGTTAGAAATCATTTGAAGAATTTTATCCTCCTTGCTTATTTCTAAAGAGAAATAGAATATTTTAATCTTAAGTTTAGCATCGGGATGAGAAGAAAGAAAATCAAGTGGTTCATATAAAAATAAGAAATCTCCAATCTGCGTTTTACCGACCTTTGAATTTGCCGTTACAATTATATATCTACTCCTTTGAATACCGGGTATTACACTACTTAATTTAGGCATATTCGGCCAAGGTATAGCAATGTATCTCCCATCTTCTCTTATTTTTTTATTTATGAGTAATTCTTCTTTTACTCTATCATATATCATTATAACCTCCTTTCTTCTATACTAGTAGTAACATTAACTTGTCCTTGCTCAACTAATCCTGATAATTGACTTAATCCATCTTTTTCAATTAAATAATCAGCACAAGTTAAAAAAGAGTAATTACCTTCAAATTTACTAATATAAGATCTAGTAACATTTAAAATACTTTCAAAAGATACTCCGGGATGATTTAAGATAAATTTCTTCATTTTACGATAAACCCCAGCCTTATCTCCTTTAACCAATCTTCCACCACTTGTAACCCCAGATGGAAATAAATTTCTATATTCTTGACAAAATTCCATTAATTCATCTGCCATTAATATCTTTTCACCCTCAATTATTTCAAAGTCTTTAAGTAGTTCTAAACCATATTTAGTAATACTTATTTTATTATCAGAACTTTTTATAATTAGGCGATTATCTATTAAAAAATTATCTCTAATAGAAAGATTAATCGAAGAAGAAAGTTGAAACTCCGTAGTAAGAAGATATAAAAATAATATTTCATCTGGGGTTAAAAAATGTTTATTTAAATTTTCAATACTAATTTTGATCATTAGTAAAATATATTATTTATACTTTTATTTAAGGCAATATCATAATATTCTGCTTCCATAGGGTCATTAATAATTTCTTCAACCATTTCCTTATTCATTGGAATTTGATGTTCCATTCTTAATTTAACCACTATTTGATCAGGAGATAAAGTTTTATAAGATTTTATTATATCACTAACATATAGCCTTTTCTCTAAAGAAAAAGAATTAATTTTTTCCTTTATTTTTACATAGCTACCTCGCTTTCTTCTTGCCATTTCCACTTATACTTTGATGAAACCTCATTATTATAAATAAACCAAATTTGTTTTCTTTCTTCTTTTGTATAGTGAGTATTCTCTAAAGCTCTGCGAAGAGACAATTTACGAGCAAAGTTTTTATTAAAACTATCTAATTTATTACATTTAGACCTTCCTTCAGAAATAAGATTTTTCTCTTTATTTAAATCATCCCATTCCGATATATGACAATAAGTTTCTCTTATTTTTTCACCTTGAAAATGTTCAAATTGAACAATAATACTTTCACCAGTTTTAAATTTTACTTTCATAATTTAGATTTTACTAGGCCATTTATATTTTTTAATTCCATTAAGAGTATTAACCAAATACAATCTTTGAGCTTCAGAAAGATGCTTTGGGTGAAATGCGAGAACTTGTTTTGGGTTATCTTCATGATAAAGAACATATTCTCCTAATCTTTGTTCTTCCATTGTACGTGCCTTAACACATTTAAAAGGTTCATGCGGCATTTTGTATACGTTTAGATTTTAAATAAACTATTGCTTTAAAAAATCCATGTTCATTATAAATAAGATAAGCATGGTGTAAAATATCATCAGAATAACCTTCAAGTTTATTAATTACCTTTTGTATATCAATGTAATTAATATTTTTTTGAATTGCTTCTATTGAATTATCCTTATCAAATAAAAAAGTTTTAAAGTCTTCTTTTAACTTTTTAATAAATTTAGTCAGATGATGCATTTCTAGAGAGTTGTAACCAATATGTATTTGGTCCGTTAAGTAATACTTTACCTATATTAATTACAGTAGTTCCATACCCAGCAACAGGATATTTTTTTAAATAATCTTGATATTCATCCCAAAGGAGTTCAAATGTATTAGCTCTTAAAGTTTCATATTTCATTTATACTTATATCTTTTAGTTTTAAAAACAAGCAAGGAAAAGTTGATCGAGGACACCCCCAGTCTCTTACTTCCCCTTGCTTTAGTTTTTTATTTAATAAATATTTAATTGTTTAACTTTATCATTAAGAAAATTTATCTGGCGTTGGCTACTTGGTTCTCCTAGTTCAATATCAATATCATCTAAATCTTTTACGCCATTTGTACAATAAATACCATCAAAGTAGTTAGATAATTTGTCTAATCCCTTACTAAAAATACCACGAGTTTTTCATTCAGAAGCTAAGCGATCTACATATTTATTGACCATCTTCAAATTCTTTTTTAAGTTTTATATAAGTTTGTTTACGGTATTCTTTTTTTCTTTCGGATTTTTTTGATTCCCATTCTTTCCATTCCTTGTATCTCACTTTAAATTCCTCTAATTTTTTCTTATATTCTTTTCTTCGTATATTATTATTTCTTATAACTTGCTTCTTTTTATTAGAAGATAAAGGTTTTTTATAAATAACAGATAAATACATTTCTTTATCAAAGTCTTCATATGATCCTCTACAACAAATAATAAAATCTTTTAAAACACACCCATCTTCTAATTTATAATTAGAAATAACTTCATTTATTATACTAAAAGTCATTTCTTCTCCTGAATATAACTCTTTTCTTTTTTCTTCATATTCCTCATCTTCTAAATAAAGATAAGGTTTTAAAGGCTTATACAAATTATTCATTTATTTTAGCTATTATATTTTAAATTTAGTACCGAAGGTGGGACTCGAACCCACACTGCCTTTTACGGACAACAAGATTTTCTTACCACTATAGTTTTCACTACTTTATATAAATATAAATTTGTGGTCTGGACTATTTCTTCACCATGATATTTCTATTTTAGGTGCAGTAGCATTTAGTCTCTACGGCTGAATCTATAATAAATTTATAGCCTATGCCTCGGTGTTAGCAACTCCTTTCAAGTAAGCTTTCGCCGATATTCTACTGTTCACTAATATAATTTCTTATATTAGGCTCAATTTCTATTAATTCTTTCTTTTTATATTTCTTTCTTTCAATGGGTATTGAAGATAATTTGGATATATTATTAAGTTGTAGTTCTCTTCCATATTTTCCAGTACAAGATTTAGAACAAAATGGACCAGATTTTCCATTTCTATTTCTGTCTCTAATTTTGTTACCTTTTATTATAAAATCAGTCCCACAATATATACACTTTACTTTGATATCGTAAAGTCTTTTTATATCCTGAATAGAATGTTCTTTTCTATTTATTATTCTTAAATTATCTAGATCGTTATTAAGAGGATTACCATCAATGTGATCAATGGTTTCATTAATATTTAAAATTCTATTTATTTCTTTTTCCACCAAATACTTTGGGTAAGAAATGGTAGTATTAGTACCATCTAGATATTTCAAATATATTCTTAATCTACCATCTTTAGAAAGATATGGTCCATATAATTTATGTTCCTTATAAAACATTAAAAAAATTAATTATAGTTAAAGTCTTGCGTGTCTACCATTTTCACCACTTCGGCCCATTATTTTATTAATGAGGTATTTGAATCAAGGGAGTTGATCCACCAAGATTATACTGAGAAACTTGTCCATTCCAGCGTTCAATCCACAATTTTTGGATAAGTAAATCTGTTAAGCTCTGTTGTATAAGAGCATTAGCTTTAGCTGTACCTGCGGCATTAATCATCTTACTAGCACTATCACCTTTAGCTTCTGCAATCTTTTGATTAGCTTGAGCAATAGACTGTTGAACTTTCATCTGTTCAGTTTCAGCATCTTGCTTGGCTCTAATCTTATTAGAAATAGATTGAGCTATCATCTTATCGGTAGGACGAGGATTGTCTAGAATTGATAGTTGACTAATATCAAATCCATCCTTTCCAAGGATAACCTTAAGCTGTGCTTCAGCTTCTCTTTCATAAGAAGGTCTATTTGATAAGAGACTATCCATTGTGTAAGTACCTGCTAAATCATTCATAACTTTTCTAACAGTATTACGGATATAACCTTGATTAAGGACATCAAGATCATCTGTTTTATACTTAAGATAGATATGAGAGGCTTTAGAGGCTATGATAGTGTAGTTAAGACCTACATTAACATAAAAGCCAGAACCTCCTTTACAACCCAATGTAAGTTCTTGATTTTCTTCTCCCCCTTCTTGAGTAGAATTAGAGTAAACAACGTGCTGCATACTAACAGGAAAAGACACAACATGAGAGGTAAAAGGAAAATACCATACCCAACCGTTTTCAAGAGGAATGGAGTCTACTCCTCGATAATTACCAGAATAGGATACTTTAAATCCTACATTACCGGGAGTGATACGAGTGCAAGCAGTAATAAAAATTGCAAGAATGACAAAAAGAAAAAATGATTTTTTCATAACTCTTGTTTTAATGATTAAACTTTTAATTTGTTAATTTTTTAATAATAAATTGTAAAAATCTTATTTCAATATATATACTTATTATTAATTCTATTAAACCTAAAACTAGATAAATATAATCACTTAGATTGAATAGAATTATTGCTATATTAACCGGCCCTATTGTAAATATTATTACCGATAAAATACATAATAGAACCAAAAGAAAGTTTCTTGTATTTAGCATTACTTAGTGTATTTATCTTTGATTTTATTAATAATCTCATCAATATTTTCACACTCTATCGTTGCAATAACAATATCATTTCTAATGGTTGAATCTTTTACTAAAGGTATTTCATCAATTTGGATAAAGTTACGTGGATTAATAGTAGGTAATTCACGTTGTGATTGTAAAAGTTTACGCTCAGGTAATAATAGATTATTATATTGCTTTATAAGTTTATTATATTCAGTAGCTATTTTATGAATAGGATGTGTTTTAAATTCTTTATCTCTGTTTTTCTTTAATATATTATTCTTATTATTAATAATAGTATTTATTTCTGTACATATTTTTTGAGTTAATGCCTCTATCTGCATTTTAGTGAGTACCATTTTCTATATTTTAAATTGTTAAAAAATAATAAGTTAATACTAACTGAACTATGTGTAAAAATTGATCAAATCCTATTGATACAAAAAAAGAATAGACTTTTTTCTTTTCCCATAATTTATGATTAAGTTTACTTGTAAAATAATCTGTAATAGTATGAGATACAAACGTAATAGGTAAAAACCATACTAAATTAGGGTGTGTATGGATACATTGTATTATTACAATAAGAGGTAGCCAACAAGTGCTATAATTAGTAGTATGACTTATTAAAGCTAGGTTATTATTCCATTTATTTATAGCCTGCCATTCAGTTTGTAAAACAAAATCAGCCATTCAATGGGTAAATAAAACATCAATAACTATTAAAATTATTTCCATTTTTATATTCTTTCAAAATATTTAATCCAAGATTGTAAAGTATATAGGGGGTTACTAACAAAAATTAACTTTTTATTAATATTAGTAGTCATACCAATCATTACTCCATCTTGTGTTAAGCTAACTCTAATAAATCCTTTAACCCAATCTCCTTTATTATTTTCAGTAAACCCTGATCTTTTTAATATTTTAATTATTTCTTTTTCAGTATCAAAAAGAATATCATCTTTAATTAAAACTCCTGTAATTTTTACTTTAAAAAGAAGGAACCAAATAAGTTTAATTGAATTGCTTAAGTTTATTAATATATTCTTTATCTTCTGCATATCTACGTCTAATTAAATAATCATAATATGATTCATTATAAGCCCTAGGAACCATTTTTTGCCACTTATGGATATAATATATGCATTCACTATCAGATTTAAATTTGAAAGGTTGTATACCACCAAAACCCATCATATTATGATATTTTTTATAGTATTCTGAAGTAAAGTTACCTGTTTCTAATCTCATTTGATTATAAACAATATCTTTAGAATCTATAGAATCATGAAGCATATAGATATAAATAGAATCTTGCTTTGTTAAATAAGATAAAGATGATTTTCTAGTATAAGATGTATTCTCATCAGAAGATTTAATAATCCATGTCATAAATAAAAACCATATAAAAAATATTACATATGGAATAACCTCTAATATAATTTTTTTAATTTGGTTTTTCATTTTTTCTTGTTTTACGAGTATTTCTTAAAACCTTTAAAAACTCATTAAATGATAATTCATCTAATTTTTCCTCTAACATAACTAATTTATCATAAACATTAATAGTTTTAATCTTACTTATTAGTTTATTAATTTTAGTTAATGAAAATTCTAACTCTTCATACTCATTAGATGTTATATTTTCAAAAACCGTTTTAACTTTTTTAATTAGTTGTACTTGAGCTATATATATAGAAACACCACTTTCATTAGTACTAGTATTTTTAACCTGATGAGTTTTATAAAAGTGTTTTAAATAACTTTTAGAAAAAGCTGAATCATTATCTAATAAATTTCCCATTTGATTATTTTTTTATTTTTAGTAGCCCCAAAGAGACTCGAACTCTTACGCTTGAAGCAATAGTTCCTAAAACTATCGTGTCTACCAATTCCACCATAGAGCCAAATATAGAGTTTCTTACTAACGGTACTCTACAAACCTTGCTTGCTGGCAATAGAATTACTTACTACTATTCTTCGCATTTCATTCTATCCTGTCAGTGTGCCGCCTTCAACAGTAAGAATAACTATATTTAATCATTTTTAAGTCTTTTTTAAGATTATTAAATTTCAAATACTTTTTTATCAATAATTTTTATTCTATAAGAAGGTTGTAAAGAAGATGATTTTGTAATGAACAGAAGCCAGTTGACTCGTCATGTTGTTTTATGAGTTCGTAATTATTCATTATTAGTAATTTGATTAATAAATGATATTGGTAGATGAACATTAGTAGGAGAGTCTTTAAACATAGGTGCTATTTCTTCTATTTTAAAACCAGCTAAACCACATCCTATCTCAGTAACTAAAAAGTTATATTGTGGGTTTTCTTTTGCAAATAATAAAAATTCATTTACTTGATCTTTAATAAATTCTAAAGAAACACTTCTACTTCCTTTTGCTAAGTCTTTTGTGATAATGGCATAAGAATTTCCTTGTAATCCTTTTGCTTGTCCATAAATTGCTCCATATTTTAATTTAGCCGTTAAAGCTGCTCCTTTTCCATGTCTCCCTTCTGTATTGGAGCCAAAGACAAATATAGTGGGTTTATTCATCTAGATTAAATTTTGAAGTGTATGTAAAAGTGCTGCTTCTGTTGCTTCTTGTGGAGACCACATATCAACTTCATTCTTAAAATTGATAAATGTACAGCCGATTCTATAATAACAAATTCCATTTATCCAGTGAGGAATTAAATGAAACTGTGTTCCAAAATTCACTCTTATCCACTCAATAGCTAAAGCATGAGTTGGTATAGAAGAACAATACTCTTCTATTTCTGAGTTTTTTGAAAGAAAATTTTCATATATATCTGAGGTAGTATCTATATTCTCCACATCTTTCCATCCAACCACACCCTTATGTTTTCCAGTGTAATAAAAACAAGGTATATCAAATCCCTTTTCTTTAAGTAATTTACTTACTTCAAAAGAACAATAAGCCTCTGTAATATTATTATTTATTATCATTTTTATGAACCTTTAGAATATGAAATGTTTTAAACTTAAATTCCAGATCACTCCATAGAAATCCTAACGAACATAAAATAACTAAACTATCTACTAATTTGGTTAATGCACAAACTAACCAATAAAAGTTGGACCGTTTTGAATGACTAGTTCTAATGATATTCATGATTTCAAATATTTTCGTATTAACTGAAATAGTTCTTTAGTATTAGTTAAATACAATTCTTTATTAGGATTAATTGGTATCCAAGCAATATTAAAACCATGATTAGAATCTTCTGTTTTTTCTGTCACTTTTTTACCATTAATAGAATATAGATATACCCAAGGAACATTGCTAACAATTTCTATATTAACGCCAATTTTAACTAACCTTTTAATTAATATTTGTAAATTATCTTTCATGGCTTATTTTTACCAATGTCTTCAAACATAAACCAAATAGGAAATAATAATCGAATTAGTGTATTCATTTTTACTAATTAACCTGTCTATATAATTGTTCAGTTACAATTTCATATTTAGGACCATCTGGAGTATTTGCAATTTTCTCGACCCAAAATATTACACCTAAAGAAAAAAGTAGTAGCATACATATTCCTCCTGTAATTAATACCCAAGAAGGCCATAGCACATTGGGATTTTCTTTCTTTACTATTACAAGCGCAGCCGCACCATTAGCAAAAAATATGGCAGACCCAAATATAATTATAATGCTTAATATTACAGATAATATTATCATAACTGACTGATTTTGTTTTAAATACTTATGTTTTTGTGGTTATGGCAGGAATCGAACCTGCATTATGCCTATCCATTTTCTGAACTAATCCTTTCGGACTTGATGGTGTCCCCATGCAATTGGAATTCCTATTAAATAAACAATTAATAAAATAACACCACACATCATGTTTTTTGATTTAAATAACTTGTTAATTTATTTTGAACTTCTATTACTTGTTCTTGTGATAAACCCGTACAGTAAAAACACCCATAATTAAACTTAGACTTAATTTGTCTATACTTAAAGCCTGGATATTCAATAAACTCTTGAAATTTATTATCTAACCATTCTGTAAATTCTGGTATATCCACAGCTAAGCCATAATATCTATCTTCAAGATAATCTTTGTACTTATTGTTAAACTCTTCAACACTCATAATGTAAATTTATCTAGTACTTTAGTATTTAAACCAGGAAAATTATGTTTCATTTTTTTAATTTTTATAGATTAAAGCCATTTAGGGGGATCATATTTATCTAAAATTTTATTTGTAAAAATACATATTTTAATAATTACTTGGATAATCCAAAATACAGGAAATAATAAAGAAAATATTAAAGTTATTAATACATTTTCCCAGTTAGAATTACCATCAAATATTTCCCATTTAACTAAATTAGAATCATTACCCCTTATATATCTTTTAATGAATATGTAAGTTATAATAGTAAGAATAAAGTATAGAATTAAATAAATCATATTTTAAATTTTAGTCTTCCCGGAGAGATTTGAACTCCCGACCTCTGCCTTAGAAGGGCTTTGCTCTATCCAGCTGAGCTACGGGAAGATTATTATTCATATCTTTTCACCTATATAATCAATAGGGTTAAAAGTAAACCAATCATTCATTTTCTATTTCTTTATATAGTGAGATATCAACTATTAAATTTGCTATTAAAAATATAACACTTACTACACCAGTTACAATAGCTAAAGTATCTATAAATATACTTAAACTATTATTTGAATTAGTAATGTCAATTGAATAACTATTCCAACCAACTATTCCCCACAATATGAAAATTAAAGACAGTACTATTTTAAATAATAGCCACTTTAAAATGTTTCTTTTTGTCATAGAACACTATTATTTATATGAACTGGCACATATTTATACTTTTTACCATTAACTAGATCCTTTAAGTGGTTAAGAAATCTATGATGATACAAAGCTCTTTGATATTGAGCTTCAGTATAAATATTTTGTAATTTACCGTGTTTTTGCTCTCTACGTAGTTGTGGCTTGGTTAAAGAGATATCTATCTCAGTAACATTTAAATGCTTGTCAATATGTTTTACTTTCATAATAAATGATTTTTAAATATTAATTTAATATTTTTTGAAAAACACCGATTAAATGTGACCAATGTTTACTACTAATAGACCCCGCAATATCTCTTTGTAAAGCTGGCGGTATCCTTTTTATCCTTTTTATATAAGTATAAGAAAGAGATCGAACTTCTTTATTATTCTTACAAGTATAATCTACACGTAAGTTATTATTTTCGTCAAGATAGACGGAACGAACATTTTTAGTTTTAGATATCATTTTAGTTTAATTTAAATGTGAAGAATTAATGGAGAATATCTCATCCCCATTAAAACAAAGAGTTTTATACAATTTTTTTAATTACGCAGTAACCTCTGCAAACATTTCAGTAATAAGAGAATCTACGTAATCCATATTAGCTTGTGCAGTATTTACTTCCTCTTGTGCAATTTCTACCGCACTCTGACAAGCTGAAATGTTATTCCAATAAGTACTTACATCAGTAATATTGCTGGTTGGGTATTTAGCATTTTCAAGCTTAATCTTAGCTTGATTCAATGCTTGTTGAGCATTCAATTTATCCATATTAAACTGCTGCTTCTTAGTTTGAAGGGCAGCCTGAGCAAATTCAGCATTACGAGCAGCGGTTTGCTCCTTTTGATCACCTCTAAGTGAATTAATTACTTTATTATAAAAAAGATTCATCTTTATTTTTTTAATTATTTTTTTAAAACTCTTTAACATCAATTTATTATATTGTATAAAACTCTATTAAATTATTTATCCAGATATATTATCAGTTGTAGTA